AGCTCGCTCCGCGTTCATGAAAGCCTGGAACTGCGGGTCGCTGAGAGTCGCCACACTACCCTCCGAACTGCTTTGTTCCCTGGCTGGAGAAGCTGGTGCTAGGACTGAGCGAAGCGGCCGAGGTGTTCGTCGCGGTCGGGCTCGTCGGGTTGGCCATGGCCTCCTTGCCCTGGAGCGTGGGGAGGTTGGAACCGGAGATGCCCGACAGTCCGATGGACTGCTTGGCCACCGACGCCGAGATGTTCGTCGCGGAGTTCGGTGAGTGCTCCGGGGCGGCACCGAGGTCCGGGGCGGTGAGCCCCAGGTCCGTGAGAACCTTCTGCGCGCCGGCCATCAAGCCCTCTCGGGCGTTGTTGGTGTTCAGCCAGGCGGGATTCTTGCGCAGGTCGATCTCGTAGTCGTAGAGCTGCTTGACTGCGGGTTCCTGCGTCTTGGGGTCCTTGAATTGCATCGCCGAGCGAAGGAGCGGGTTGTACAGGTCGACGTGGTCGGGGTTCTGCTCCAGGATCTGGGACAGCGCCGAGGCGTACGGCTTGGCGATCTCGCCCACCGTGACACCCTTGTTGATCTGATCCGCATACATAGGGAAGGCGGCGGCGGCCTGGGTGGCTATGAGCGCCCTGGTGGCGTTCAGAGAGCTGGTTCCCGCGACGATGCTCTGAACGTTGCGGTTCACGTAGTCGCTGCTCACAGGGATACCCTGGTCAATCGCGTATTCCTTGATGGCCAGCTGCACCTGTCCGGCGTACCCGCCGAACCAGCCGTTCTTGATGTCCACCAGGTATGCGGAGAGCATGTTCTGGATCTGGGCATCGTTGTAGCCGAACAGCGCGGCGGTGTTGGTGACGTTCTGGAGAGAGTTGCCGGTCAGGGGGACGCCGAGCTTCGTGGCGAGCTCCTGGACCTTGGACTTCTCGTTGGTGACCGTCTGGTTCCACGTAGCCGGGTCGGTGGACTTCATGGCCAGGTTCTTGCGGACCGTGTCAGACTGCGTCCGCCACCAGTTGGTGGCATGCAGCTGGGAGATGAACATGTCCTGAGACCAGGAGTTGGCCACAGCCTTCGAGTAGAGGTTGCCAAGCTCCGGGTCGTTCTGGATGAAAGCCTTGATCAGGCCGACGTTCTGATTGGCATCGTTAAGGTTTCCCGAGGAGACGCCCATCCCCGACCACCAATCGAAGGTGGGCCGAGCTGCTGGAATGGCCGCCGATCCGGAGTGCCCGGACATGCTGGTGAGTCCGAGAAGGCTGGCGTAGTCGCCTGGGCCGTAGTTGCTGTTCGTGGCCACCACGCCCGACATGCGGGTGATGCCCAGGACCTTGTCTTCCTGATTCAGCGAGCGCACGCGCACGGGCGTACCCGTGTGGTCCGCAACCACTATCTGCCCGTTGCCCATGTACATGCCGACGTGGGCGGGGGTGCCGTTGTGGTCCGAGTCGAAGAAGATCAGGTCGCCCGCCTGGGCGCTCTGGATGTTCTGAACCTGCCGGCCGGCGTGGATCTGGTCGAAGGTGACCCGGGGGATGCTCAGGCCGAAGTGGCCGTAGACGTACTGCATCAGCCCGGAGCAGTCGAAACCCCCGGGCTGAGTCCCACCCCAGCGATACGGGGTGCCGAGGAACTGGAGGGCGAACTGCACGAGCTGCTGACCGGAGATACCAGCCACATCTACTCCTACGGTGCGCTATTTGTCGGACCGGAAGCCGACATGCCCGCAGCCGGACCCGCCAGGGCCTTGGCGAAGGCGTTGAAGTAGGTCGTGGCCGCCTGGTAGGCACCCTCTTCGGGCTTGCCGATGGCGGTCTGGCCCGCGAGGAACTGGGCTCCACGGGTGGAGACCTGCCGCTGCGACACGATGTTCTGCTGGACGTTCGACTCGCCGGGAGCGCCGGTGGAGGCGTTGCCTGGGGCGGACTCGGTGGTCTTGTTGTCGAACTTGCCCGTGTTCTCCTTGTCCTCGTACGAGTACAGGGAGTTCAGGAAGGCCTGATATTCCTTCGTGGTGGGGTTGCGTCCCAACAGCCTCTGGAAGGCGTCGGCGAGTGTCCCCTGAGCCGTGGCCGGGTCCATGTAGGAGACGTAGGTGGTCTGGCTGGAGCTGTTCGAGGAGCTCGGATTGGGGTTGTTGCCCGCGTTGCCCGTGCCCGCGAGGCCGTTGTCTCCGGGGACGATCTTCGGATTGAGCGAATTCCATCCGCCCGCTACGGCCCTCTTGATGAGCTCCGGCGGGGCCAGCTTGTCCTTGGCGGCCTCTTCGACTACCGTCTGCCAGGCAACCAGCACCTCGGTCTTGGCGGCGGTCTTGGAGCTCGTCAGGCCCATCTGGTAGGCCTGGTTGCGGAAGGTCTCGTACTGGGTGGTAGACCACCCGGAGAAGCCCTTCAGGACGTTCGCCACGGTGTCGGTCTGCGACGTCGGAGCAGACGGCTTCGCGCGGGTTACCTGATTGCCCTCGCCGATCATCCGGCCGCCGGAGCCGATCGGAACCTTCTTGCCGGTCGCGATCGTGTCGGTGGGATTGACGCCGGCCTGGAGGGACAGGTTGTAGTTGCCGACAACAACCGTGTTGCCGCCGCCCCCCGACGGAGCCGAGGCTCCGGACGAGGGTGCGACGCTGGGGGAATCGAAGCCCGGTACCGATGGGGCCTTGGGCATCGATCCTCCTACTGGAACGTCAGGTCGTCGCTCTTGAGGTAGCGATCGTAGACCTGCTGGAACTTGGTGTCGTTCTGGATCAGTCCGGCAACCTGGTAGTCGAACCAGTTGGCGACGTCCTTGTTGGACGACGACGTCAGGTTCTGGTTGGTCCTGTCGGACAGGTAGTACCTGGCCTGGTCCCTGAACTGGAAGTAGGCGTTGAGCGACCTGATGTCGGACCGGACCGGGTTGTTCAGCATGGACTGGTCAACCGAGACCTTCTCCAACGCCTGGATCTTCTGCTGGTACACGTTCTTGTTGTAACCGCCGAACGCGGCGTACCAGTCCGGGTTGTAGTACTGAGAAGTCGGATCGTTCGTCGACTGCTCGTACTGCTTCCGGAAGTCCTTGAGGTCCTTCGCCCCGTGCTGGCTGATCGATTTCAGCCCGCGCTCCTGCAAGACAACGTTGATCTTGCTCATCATGGACTCGTAGTCGTACCAGCCCTGGCCGACGTTGGCCTTGGCGGCAGCCTCGGCAGGAGTCTGGTAGGTGCGCAGGCCGTTGGCCTGCTCCCACTGGTAGGCCATGCTGTCGAAGTTCCCGTCGCCCTGGATGCCGACGATCACCGAGGCGATCTCCGGGTTCTTGGCGATGAGGCTCTCGTACTGCTTGTAGGCCTTGATGGCACCCGCCGTGGCCGGAATGCCCGCCACGTTGTTGTCCAGGGACTGTGTGAACACGTAGCCCGCTTCGCCGAACTTCTTGACGAACTCCTGCTGCGCGGTCTTGGGGTCCTTGTTCAGCAATGCGTGGTACTGGTCAACGTAGAACTGGCCGGCGCCCTTGGGCTTGAAGCCCAGAGGCATCAGCCGGTTCAGGACGGTGTCCAGGCCCGCCACGAACTTGGCCTGGCCTTGGATGTCCGCTATGTTCGGCGGGTTGGAGCGCTCGCCGTGCTGGTACTCGTACATCTGGTTCTGGTAGATCTGCCAGGTGAGGCTGGCCGTGTTGAACGCCGAGTCCGACGCCTTGGCGTCTCCGGTGATTCCGGCGGCGCCGAACGCGTCGAGCGTCTGAGCAACAGCCGACGGGATCGCCGACTTGAGCGAGTTGGAGCTGATCCTGCCGCCGAGAATCCACGCGATCGCGGGGTCTTCCGCAACACTCGGGGACATCTTGGCGAGCCGGTTCACAGGCACCTGCACGAGCGGACCGAAGCCGGGGTTTCCGATCGAGTCCGCGTACGTGGGTGAGACTAGCGTTGACGCTGAGATCGGCAGATAGGACAGATCTGAGGAGCCAAGCAGTTTGGCCACGCCTTTCGGAAGGTGCGCAACGAGCGCCAGATTCGAAAGCGGCGTATCACTGTTGGACCTTTCTCCGGTAGTGGTGTCCACCATGAGCGGGTTGTTCCAGACGCCGTTCTTGGCGACGGCGGCTTTCCCGACTAGATCGGGGTTCTCCAGGAACAGCTTGGACCACGAGGTCATGGCGTTGAACCAGGCGTTGAAGAACGGGCTGACGAAGCGCAGCAGGTGCCCCGCGTCGTTGAACCTGGAGGTGTCGTACACCAGGTTCTGGAGGTCCTTGCGGCCCTGCTTCATGGCTGTCTGGCTCAGGCGGTTGATCTCGTCCAGGGTCAGACCGTCGGTGCCCGCCTGGTCGGCAGCCACCTTGATCATGTTGTTGACGCGGGACTTGTACAGCTCGTTGAAGACGGGGTGCCTGACGATGATGTCGTCGGGCATGGAACCGGTCCACTTCAGGATCTTCTGGGTGGTGTTCTTCAGGCTGATGTCGTGCGGGTGGCCGCCGTGGATCATCAGATTCAGGTTGCCGTTGACGTTCGGCCGCTGGCTCGCCGTCTGCCACTGCTGCTCGACATGCTCCTTCTTCACGCCGCCGGTGACGGCTGCCTGCCGCAGGTTCTGCGACGGAAGGTATGTGTCGATGTGGTCCTGGACCGCCTGCACTTGCGCCGTGGTGTCCGACCTGTGCAGGTCTCGCATGTAGGCTCGGCCGGAGGGGTTGTTCCTCAGCCAGGCTTCGACGTCGTTCGGGTTCGCCCCGCGAAGGAGCTTCCCGGCCACGGGGTCGGGCCGCAGCTGGTTGTTGGCGTAGTGAAGGTACGCCTTCAGCCAGGGTCCGGGGTTCTCCGACGCGTTGATCACGTCGAAGCCCGGACGGCCCACCTGAGACCGGCCGACCTGGTACAGGTTGTGCGCCGAGTCGTTGATCTGAGACTCGAAGAACTGCTGCGAGCTGGTCAGCTGGCGGTGATAGTCGGCATTGGGCCCGCCGAAGGCGTCCTCGACCCGGATGTTTGTCCCGGTCACCACGGAGGTTCCCGTGCCCAGGCGATGCTTCGGCTGGACGAACGCGGGGCGGTTGTCCCGAAGGGCCGTGTACCTGTCGGCGGCGGATCGCACGTGTGCGGCCGTCACCCGGTTCTCGTCTGGGATCACTTCGCCGTTTGTCATACGAAAACGCTGGTCTTTTGATTGAGACAAAAGACCGTGGAACTGCGCCCTCGCCGTGTTGACCTGCTGCTCCCACTGACCCTCGGCGTTTCGCACGAAGGAGTTCGTGGTGAACCGCGACAGCCTGTTGCGCACGAAGTTTCCGGCACCCTCGACGGCGTTGCCCGCCATGGTCATGCCGCCGAGCTTGGAGACCGCACGCAGGTAGTCGTCGCCGATGTGGTTGTAGGCGCGGTGCATGGTGAGCAGCGACAGCGGCTTCCACACCCCGTAGACCCGGTCCAGCTGGTCCGCGAGGAACTGCGAGGTTCCTGCGCCCATGTTCTGGATGGCGGGCATGAGGCCCGACTTGGACATGCGCTCCATGGCCCGCTCCACATCGGAGAGGTTCGCCATGGGGTTGGCACCCTGCTGGAGCTGGGTGATCAGATCGGGATGAGCGACGATCTCGCCGTCACCCGTGGGGAGCAGGTTGAGCTTGCTGCCGTTGGGCGTGTCGATGACGCCGTAAGCGCCCGACTTGGCACCGTTCGCGTACAGCTGTCCCCGCTCGCGCGTCTGGTTCAGGATATCCGCCATGACGGAGTGATCCAGGCCGTGGGCATCTGCCACGCGGCTGTAGACGTGCTCCTCGATCCCGCTCCACCCGGCGGCGCGCTGGCCCTTGTCGTAGCGGGCGTACTTCTCCGCGATGGTCTGCTTCTCGTCGGCCGTGAGCGTCGAGGACTTGTTGAGCCACGAGCGGACCGAATCCGGGGCGGAGTCGTCGCCGTGGTTGATGAAGCCCATGGCGGGCTTGTCCGTCAGGGCGTGGTAGATCTTGACCGGGACGTTGAACGCATGATCCTGGATAGAAGTGATCACCCTGGACGGGTGCAGGATGCTCGGGTTGGTGGCATCGCGCACCGCCGCGTACTTCAGGTTCGAGCGACTCTGGGCGCTCATCTCGGCAAGCTTGGAGCTGGATGTGCGGTCCACCAGGGAGCCTGCGGCGTCCAGAACGCCCTGGTACTGGTCCTGCTTGCTGGAGAGCTGCGCAGAGGCCGCTGCGGCCTTGGTCTTCTCCACCGGCTGGAGCCAGTCGTCCAGTGCCCCGTAGTCGCCCGGAGCGATGGCGAACTTCTCCATGGTCTCCGCTGGGGCGAGCATGTTCGCCTGGCGGAAGGCCAGTCCGGCATTGGTGGTGGCCAGCTGATTCCACGCCTGCCTGTCACCCATAAGGGTGCGCATCAGCAGGGTCGACTCTTCCGGGGTGCCGGCACCCGACAGGGCGCTCGCGATGCTCCACTTGAAGGCGTTGCCGCGGAAAGCGGGATGTTCGGCGATGGTCGCCGCATCCTTGCCCGAGGACCAGTTGACGAGGCGCTGGGTTCTCTGGAGGCCCATGACCTTCTCGATGTCGCCGCCCGACTGGATCGGGTTGTTCTTGACGGCCTTGAGGCCGGGCACGATGACGTTGGTCGAGGAACCCTCGCCCATGCCGCCGATTGCCTTCTCGGTCTTGATGCCCTCAGTGCCCAGCTTGAGGACCTTCTGCATCGGGTCCAGGTAGGTGCGCATCAGCCCGTCAACGGAACCCGAGGCAATGCGGTTGCCCCAGTTGTTTCCGCCGACCAGCTGATCGATGGCGTGCACGTCGCCGGACTTGATGGCGTTGTTGCCGAAGTTCTTGTTGAAGCTCTCCATGGCGTTGACGGGCGCATAGGCGGCCGAGGCCGCCGTGCCGATGAAGTTGTGCGCAGCGGCGGCGTTGTTCGCCCCCAGGACGATCTCCTGGCCCGGGGAGTAGTGGGCGGAGTTCTCCCAGGAGTCGATCCACGACTGCTTGCTGGTGATGTCGCTGAGGGCACCGGTGATGCCCTTGCCGTGCTCCAGGGAGTACATCGCCCTGTTCTGCATGTCGATGACGTCGCTGACCGGGTGAGAGATCAGATCCGTGTAGGCACGCTGGTCCAGGTTGACGAACTGGTGGAAGCCTCCACCGACAGCCTTGGGGACGACCGAGAGGGCGTCCGTTGGGGCCTTGATGCCGATGTCGTACGCTGCGGACAGCGCGTGGCCGAACCGGTCCGAGACCGACTGCGACGGGTCGCCTCCGAAAGTGTTTCCGAGATTCTTGAGGGCTCCGCCGACTGCGTTGGTTAGGCTGGACCAGATAGACACTGGGCTTCCTTACTGTGCCCCGAGCACAGGCCCTCCCTGCACCGGAGCGGCTGCGGGACCCTCGGTGGGTCCCTGCTGCGGTGCGGCTTGGGCCTTGAGCAGGTTCACAAACATCCGAGAGCCCGGAAGCGCGTCAGGCATGTTCGCCATGGCTTCAAGGATCGGTAGGTATTGGCTGACTTTGCCGGCATCCTGTGCGGCCACCTGCTGTGGCTGGATGCCGAGGGACTCCGTCCCGGGGCCTGCGCCCAGGGCCGCGCCGGAGGTTACCGGCTCGTCCGGGCGCTGCGTCTCGGCACCGAAGGGGACGACGGCGTCGGCGGCGGGATTGGCTTGCGGAGCCGTGGGGACGCTTGGCGTCTGGCTCAGCGGTGCCGCCTTCTGCTGATCTTGGTAGGTCGCCTGCTCGCCGTATTTGGCGTCGGGCAGGTCTCTGAGCTTTTGGGCCGGGCCGCCGTCCGTCCTCTTGGCCAGAGCCCCGGGTCCGGAAGCGGGCGCGGGATCAGCCGGTACTGGCATCAGTCGCACCCGTCCACATCTTCATCTTCGTCCGACTCCACGAGGGCTAGCTCGTAGCCGCCCTCAAGGGCCTCGATCTGGAACCCGGCCTCGGCCGCCCACTTGCTTCGCTCGTCCTCGTAGTTCCAGCGCTGGCTGAACACGGTTCCGAGGTCGTCGAAGGAAGCGGCGGCGGCCCTGAGTACCCGCTCGATGAATTCGGCGGCGATCGTCGGATAGATCCAGGCGTTCACCTTCCGGGGGATCATCTTCGCGAAGACGGCGTCGTCTTCCGTGTCAGCGTCTGGCTCGTCGTCGTCGCGCATGATCCACTCCGAAGGTTACTTGGCGTTGCCCGGGTTGTTCGTGCCGCCCACGGGGGCGGTGCGGAAGCCGCGAATGCCCTCGCCCATGCCCTTGACGGCGACGCGGCCGGCGTCCATGGGGGACGCGCCATCCAGGGCGTCGTCGTCGATCAGGTCGGACCAGTTCGACTCGATGGCAGCGGTCGAGGCCGGGATGGAACCCGACTCGAACGTGTTCTCGTTGACGTAGTTCGGGGAAGCGCAGTCGCCCTGGCGGACGGGCTTCGGAGGGACGGCGTTGGAGTAGTTCGGCTGGCCGAAGCTTTCGCCGCCAGCGGGGGTGTAGGCCATACTAGGAGCTCACCTTCGTTTTGAAACCACAGCAATTCAAAGTCATGAAATTGCCCTTGATGGTTGCCGCCTTGGTCGGCTGTCCGCAGCGTTCGCACCCGGCGGGATTCTCAAGGAGCCGCCAGACGCGGAGAACCGTGTCCTCGGCCACGACGGCACCGGCCTTGGCCAGCACCGCTTCCAGCTGCTTGAATGTCACTTCGGCCATTAGCCTGCCGGTACCCGTCTGGCCACGTTGGCCTGTAGGTTGGGTGCTCCGCCGCCGGATAGGCCCGCGAGCATCTTCATGAGGTCCTGGGGACCCCCTGGACCGCCCTGCGGCTGACCGCCGGGCATAGCCCCCCCTGGCGGTTGCCCGCCGGGTGGAGCGCCCCCTCCGGGCTCCTGTGCCCCGGGGCCAGCGCCCGCACCGCCAAGCATCGAAGCCAGGTCGGGTGGAGCGCCCTGCGCCGCGCCGGGAGGCGTAGAGCCCGGAGGGGGGACCTGCGTGGTGAAAGCCTTCTCCACCGCGTCTCGAAGCGGGATGCCCTTCTCGCGAAGCTTGCCCACCTTGTTCAGCTTCTGGATGATGTCGATAGGATCCTGGCCCTGCTGGGCCAGCATGCCGATGGACTGCGCGATAGTCGCCAGACCCAGCTTGAGCGCGTCGTCCAACTCTTCGAGGTCGGTCCTCTCCAGTTCCTGGTCGAGGTTGACGTCGAAGGGCATGTTGCGCAGCATGAAGTCGCGGCTGATCGCCTTGTCTCCTCGGAGCTGCAAGAGGAACACGAGCGCACGGTTGGGGTCCATTCCTGCGGCGAACCCGTAGGTGACGTCGACCTGGAACGAACCGGCGATGTCGCGCACGGGAGTGTAGGTGTCCTCGAAGGTGGAGCCGTTGACCATGACCCGCAGGATGCGCGAGGTGGAGGGCCAGAACTTCTGGTCCATCTCGAACGCGTAGCCGACGGCTCCACGGAGGGCGTCTCCGATGACGAGCTGGCTGGTCTTGACCTTGGTGTCGATGGTCCCCATCAGGGAGTCCATGCCTGCGCCGGTGACGACGCTGCCCGGACTCTTGCCCGTGGCCCCCTCGGGGAACCGCGAGCCGACCATGACTTCGTTGTTGAGCAGCTCGCCGACCTGGAAGGCGGCAGGGGACATCTCCATACCGACCCGGCGGATCTTCTCCGGGTTGTTGGAGCGGATCACCGCGTCGGGGCCGACCGAGATCTTCTGGACGTCGGAGGGGATGGCCAGGGGGGCCTGCACGGACTTCTCCGCCGACTCCAGGCCGAGCATGGCGAACTTCGCCCGGGCCATCTGGATCCACATGACGTCGTCGTACGACCCGCGGGTCTCGCGGTCGTACTTGGGCCTCTCGGCCACGAAGACCGGGACCTTGCCCATCTTGTTGGCCATCTGGTGCACGATGAGGTTCTGGCGCTGCGGGAGGAACATGACGAACTGGTCCTCGTCGATGTACTGCACCAGCTCGATCATCCGGGAGCGGTTGAGCTCCGAGGGGTCGTCCACCAGGTTCCTGGCCAGGTGCGGGAAGCGGGCTGCCAGGCTGGCAACCTCTTCCTCGTACACCTTCACGTACACCCGCGTGCGGCCGTAGGCGTCCAGGTCGTAGTAGGACGCCATCGGATTGTCGAAGCGGATCCTGGGGCCGGGCTGGCTGTACGCGTCTCCGAAGTTGGGCTCCACGATGATCGGCAGGAAGCCGTAGGAGTCGTACCAGTCGGCGGCGGCGAGAAGCTGGATCTTCAGCTTAGACTCGTCCGTGTAGTGCCTGGCGATCAGCGTGCGCTTCTGGGCGTACTTCTTCTGCCGGTCCGAGACCATGACGCCGGCCGTGCACGAGACGGTCGGCATGACGCCGATCTGCTCGGAGGTGAACCGACAGGCGATGTCGATGGTGTTGGCGATGATCGGTTTGGGCCATATGTCCGGTAAAAGTCCAGGCAAAATATGTGAGACATCCCCAGACCTTACTGCCCTTACATTGTTCATCCTTTGATCCCTCGGGTAGTTCCTCAATCGAACTTCCCGAACAAAGGCATTGATCTGGGCGATGTCACGCATGCGTGCTGTTCACCCACGATTCTATCTCGTTGACATGGTCTTCGATGTGCTCGTTGTACATGGCCCGGGTGATGCAGACCAGATCCTGCCGGGTCTGGATGAGACGGCCGGGGACATACAGGGTGAGCACCTCGTCGCACAAAGGACACTTGGAGGCCACGGCTATGTCCTTCACCTCACCACCACCTGCCGCTTCCCTGGTGCTGCCTGTCTGCCTTGAGCCAGTCGTTGAAGTCCGTCACGCCCGGACCCTCGGTGTGCTGCCGGGCCAGGAAGGCGTCGATGTCGATCGTCACCTGCTGCTCGGATTCTATGGAAGACCGGTACGGGGAGGACAGGTGCGTGGTCCCGTCCAGCTCGTCTGCGATGTGCCGGGCGCGGAGCTCGGCGAACCAGAGGGCCATGACGCAGTCCTGCGTGGGCATCTTGTTCTGGCCCTGTGTGGGGTACCAGGAGACCAGCTGCTCGACGAGGGCCATCATCCCCGCATGGTTGCGGCGGGAGGGCAGCTCGAGCATGTTGATGCCCTGCTCGGAGCCGAGGAACATGTTGGCCATGGTCGCGACGCCGAACTGTGAATCCCACTTGTTCTGGTTGGTGAGGTGGCCGAAGACGCCGGTTCCCCGGGAGCGGCACCACTTCAGGATCTCTTCGTCCTGGGCGATGTACTTGTTCAGGCCGTTGTCCTCGATGCGCCATTCGAGAATGCCGTACCGGGTGGTCCACGCCTGAACCAGCTCGCGGATCTCCCGCGGGAGTGCGCCGTGCTTGTTCCACACGTCCAGCAGGTAGCGCCTGCCGGACTGGCGGTCGACGCCGAGAACGACGGCGGCCGTGTAGTTGGTGGGTGCCGGGTCGAGGCCCGCGATGACGTACAGGCCGAGCATCCCGTCCGGGCGGTGCCCGCGCTGGCCCGGGACCATGATCCCCGGAACGCGGGACTCGTTGGTGCAGCCGGAGACCATCGCCGGAGTGAAGGTCATGGACTCGCTGATCTGAGCCTGCATGTACACGCGGGCCCAGCGGTCCGAGCTCATGCCGGAGCGGATCCTGGCCAGGGTGTTGCCCGGCCATCTGGGGAACAGGCCGTTCTCGTCCGGCTCCGGGCTGTGCTTGCCCGGGGGCTTCACGTTCGTCTTGGGCCAGATGACGACCCAGTCGGCAGGATCGTCCGCAGGCTCAAGAACAGCCGGCTGCGTGAGGTAGGTCCAGGGGGACTGGCCGTCGGTGTAGTGCTGCGGCTTGCGGATCTCCTCGTAGAGGTCCTGCGCCTTCAGGCGCGTCCCCACGATGACCAGCTTGCCGGAGTACGGCTCCAGCCGGGACCGGACGATCGTCTGGATCCACTCGATCTGCTTCTCGTACTCGTGGGCGTTGTCGATGTCCACGCAGTCGTCGAGGATGATCAGGTCGGCTCGGGCGCCGTAGATGTGCTGACCGATGCCCAGAGCCTGGACCGTCGGGTCCTTCTCTCCCCGGGTCCGCAGGTCCGGGTTGACGTAGATCATGTTCTGGCGCCACATGGCGCCGTTGCCGTCGTAGCCGTCGCTCGGGGCGAAGGCCTCCTTCAGCTCCTCGAACATGCGGGTCTTCGAGGACAGCCGGTCCTTGATCGCCGAGAGGATCTTGTTCGCCTGGGTGGCCGTGGCCGAGATCACCAGGACGCGGATGTTGGGGTCCTCCACGATACGGTAGGTCACATAGTTCGTGGAGATGGTCATCGTCTTCGCATGGTCCGGGGGAGTGTTCACCAGGATCATGTCCGGATCGTTCTGCTCGTATGTCTGAGCAGGGTGCAGGTTCCTGGGTGCTTTCCCGTCCAGAAGGTCCAGCCACTGGAGCTGGTGGCTGAACAGGCGCATCCCGAAGAACTGCTCGGAGAACTGCTGGAAGTTCGGAATGGTCGTCTCGCCGTCCGCCAGGCGACGGCGGATCTGGGTGACGGTCTCCTTGAATACCGAGTCGGACCTCAGGTAGTATTCCCAGGTCTTCTCCGATTTGCCGACCTGCTCCATGCATTTGCGGACCGTCCAGCCAAGCCTGAGCTTGGCCAGGATCTCGACTTTTGCTTCGTCGGCAGACAGCCGATCGGGACCAGCCATCGCTTCGCTCTCCTCCAGGGTCTGGCCCTAGGGGGCAGTCCCACTGTAGTGGGGTAGTACTATCCGTGAAGTTCTCTTGAAGAACTTCACTGTGTCTTTTAGAACATCAAGCAATAAAGCTTGATGTTCTTGGCAGGCTCTCTCCCCCTCCGGGTCTCTCCCTAGAGGTCGAGACCCTCCAGGGTCGAGACCCTGCAGGTATGTGCCCTCACTAGATAGAAGGGTTTTGGATCATGGTACTGGACATTCCTTTACCAAAACTTTACTCAACCAGTTGGCGTTGAGCGTAGCGTGTCCACCATGTGGACAACTAGAGAGTGTGACCCAAGTCACATGTCGGAGTCCCTGGAGTGGACTCCTCCTGTACGCCGACTGTTGAATTCCCCAAGGGAACATCCATTCTTTCGGTATTCTTCCACGATGAAATTTAGGCAAATTTTTGAGTGGTGTAACACTCACCAGAGTGCGGGCGAATTCAACAACCCGGGGTTGCATTGTATCACGAAGTGATAACAAACAATGCATCGATAATGCAGTGTTGAATGAGGTAGTTGATGAGTGAATGGAGTGAATGAATACTAGCCTATTGCATGATGTGGCATGCAGTGTTTGCACTCAAAGAATGTAGTATGCACACACATGATGTGTGTGTGGTAATGCATTACGTTCGCACCATCAATGACGCATGTGGATGCGTGAATGGTGCTCACTCCATGCATTGTTATGTGGTGTGATGCATAGATGATACCGACAACTGTCGGTAAGCTGCGAGGCTGTGACCTGCAAACTAAGGTTTGCTTGGCTAACGATCGTGTGGGACGTGTGCCACAGGGGCACACTCTCAGGTGAAACACAAGGAGCCCAGGACAGAGTGGGCTGAGGCCCGGCGGACCTTGTCACACCGCTAGCACGGCTCCCGGAAGGGAGCCATGGCTGTCACTCGGCAGAGCTGGCCAACCGCCAGCGAGTGGAGTTCGACTCTCCACACAGCCACCACAAACAGACAACCTCCGATCTCACTGGAGAGATCATGAGCAAGCTCACTGTTTGGTACGAGACCGCAGCACACAACGAGGCCAGCGTCCGCTTCTACGCGGACGACGACCAGCACGCATGGGCTCTCATGAGGGTCTGGTTGCGTCAGCACCACCTCGCCTACGTCATCACGTCGGCGCACATCGCCAACTAGGAGGAGATCATCATGCGGTATGTCTACAAGACTAAGCAGTACACCAAGAGGACCGACAAGGCCCTTGAGGACGTCGAGGAAGCCCTGAGGGAGCTCAACCGACAGGGTCGTGCCCGGGAGCACTCGCACAAGCTCAGCGTGGCCGTGGAGGCCTTGCTGAGTGCCATCGACAGTGAGGTGAGCTAGGCATGAAGAACTTCCTGGCAGTGCTGACGCTCTGCGTCTGCTTCGTGGCCACTGGCTGCCTGATGGGCAGCTGGCTTCAAGAGACCGTCTGGTGTCTGCCCCTGTGGGCGGCCATCATTAGTGCCGCAGCGCTCTCTCTCGGCGTGTTGAGTACGGAGGACTAGATGTTCAGGATCAACAAGGTGGACCTGCACGACCTCACCGAGAGGCTTGCGGGCCTTGAGGTGGAGCACACCCGCACGACCGAGAAGGTGCGCGTGGACAGCGTGGTGGACAGCCCTTCGTGGGACTGGCCCTACTACGCGTACAAGCTGTTCGACGGGAGGATCGTAGATCCTCTCGAATGGGTCATCCACAAGCCTGCGAGCTGATGAGCATTGCATGGCCAGCGTCTTGAACGTCGGCCGTGTTGTGACCCATCAGGGCCACGGAAGGGAGAACCGTGAACAGATATGCCGTCAAGGCGGAACTGGTCAGCACTGACCCCGATCCCATCTTCAGCGACACTGTCGCCATCCTGGCCACCACGGTCCACGTCATCGCCCGCACGAAGGAGGACGCTCCGTATGTGGCGTTCGACCTGTTGGACGAGGCCGGCGAGACCGTGGTCAAGCTCGGCGATGTCACCTTCGAGAAGGAGCTGTAAGCGTGGCCATGAGCGAGAGCAACCGCAAGCTTCTTGTGCTCTGGGACGAGCAGTGCCCCGGGTGGTGGAAGAAGGTGGACGTCATGTCCACTGCGTGGGACGAGGGTTGGGTGACGTGCATCCTTGAGCGCCGCCTGGCTGCCGCCGACTACTTCGGCAGGCCGTACCCGGACGAAGAGGATGTCCTCATGGATAGTCTTCGCGAGGAGCGCGAATACTGCAACGATCGGACTGCGTCCGACTCGTCTGACTACCTCCGCGATGAGCGGGGACTGGCGTGAACCTCGATGAGCGCCTGTGGCGCTACCACGACCGCTTCCACTGCGGCGCCTACGCCATGTGCGACGCCTGTGCTGCTGTGTGGCACTGGGAGACCTTCATGGAGATTCCCGAGTACAGCGCCCGACCCAATTTGGAGACGGGGAGGAAGGTCGGTGGCCACTAACCGCACTGCACCGCACGTGCGGGGAGTAACCATTCACAACGGAGGTTGGAATGGCAGCCGATAAACAGATCGCCGCAGTCGGCGAGGTGTTGTCTGACGAGGGCAATGCCTCGCTCTCGGCCGGTGAAGTGGCCGACAAGGTACTTGAAGCGCTTGAGTCCCTCCGCAAGAGGGACTTCAAGTACGTGGTCATCGCGCAGGATCGCTCCAGGCCGACTTCTGGAGGTCTGCGAGAGTTCTGCCCCACGTGGGTGGTAGGTCCGTTCTACACGGCGGCAGAAGCAGGCGCTGCCGCTAGGGCCGAGCGCAAGGCTCATCCCGAGGTACGAGTTATGACGGCGCAGTTCGTCCAGCCGGGCGAAGAGATCGACCCGGCGCTCCTCAAGGAGGTGCTACAGTAGATCTATGAGCGATAGATTCTGGAGCAAGGTGCAGTACACACCAGGATGCTGGCTGTGGACTGCGTCCCTTCGCAAAAACGACGGCTCCGCAGAAAACGTGTTCCTGGCGGCGTGCCAGGAAGCACAGCTGGGGGACATTGAGCCCATCTATCAACCGAAGGAGCCTTCATGAGCGGAGTCGGGGTTTCCCTCAACGATCTCGGATGGGAAGTTCAATCGGTCGACCACATCGAAGTGGACGGAATCTACAGCGACGTTTACGTTGGCGGACCCAACGTCTGCCGCCGCATGATCGAGATCTTCGAAGATTTCAGCGAGATTGAGAACAGCTTCAGTCCAGCGGCTTGGACTTGCGCCGACTACTGCTGGTCAGACGAGGGATGGGCCGACGTGCCCGCCCACCTGAGCCCCAAGAAGTACCCCGAGTGGGCCGACCTGGAGTGGGATCCAACGATCGTCTTCTAGCAAGACAAGAGCCCCCGGCCCTGATTGGGCGCGGGGGCTTCTTGCTGTCCACTTCGTTACGGTGTGACGCGAGCAAGCCTCGCGTGCACTACGGACACGATCGGAGATCGTTTCCTGGCAGGATCAGCCCTGACGAAGTCTGCCGGTCGTGCTCCTGCTCGACCGCTTGCAACAGGGCCTGCGAGAGCTCCCAGAGATCAGCGTAGGCGTCCAGGAGCTTGGGGGTCAGGGTCAGTAGCGGATCTGCCCACACGCTGGCGTCGTCCCACCCGCAACGGACATCCTTGAGGTAGACCAGTGCATCTCGCAGCTTCGTCCAGTCATCTTCAGTTTGGATCATAGGCGTTGCTGGTGATTGCTTGGGCTGCTGCATTGCTGATGGCCTTCCGGGGTCGGTGATACGTAGGGGCGGGCCCCCCGATGGCTGATTGCAGTCTGGCAATGGTCCTCTCCCAACGCTTGCGTGCTGCTTCATAGCTGATGTCGTTCTCCTCGGCGATCTCGGAGACCACCTCGGACTGATCCCTGTCCTCGTGGAACCAGGCGAACAGCGCCTGGCGGATACTAATCCTGCACTTCTTCAGGCCCATCTCCACGTCAAGCTTGGCGTCTCTGTCCGGCAGGTCCAGCTCCTGAACCAGCTCATCCGAGAGATCTGCCAACACGTCGGCGTAGAACAGCGGCAGGATGCGCTTGAGCATCGACAGGCTGTAGTAGAAGTTGTCCTCGGGGCGATAGCCGGTACGTACGGCCTTGTCCCGCTGGGCCAGATCCAACAGGCAGTGGTAGACCGAGCGGTAGGTCTTGCCGTACCCCTGGTCGGGGTCCTCTGACCACTCGATCAGCTTGTGCTCGTGCGAGAGCATCCAGACAATGCCATCTTGCTTGAGGTCCTCCCAGGAGCTGCCGGCGATGCGCTTGCATACAGAGCTGGAGGCTCGCGACGCGAGGTCCTCCATTGCTTCGTAGTCGAACCCCTCAAGCATATGGACCGGCCGCCCCGTAGATCGGCGGCCAGAAGGCGATCGTCTCGCCGGTGTTGGCCGGTTCGGTGGTGCGCCTGTCGATGGCCTCTATCCAGGCTATAGACCTGGCTGCCAGGATGAGCAGCCTGGAGCGCAGCTCTCCTGAGTTGTGCGAGGAGAACACCCGCAGTGCGTCGAAGTCCACGAATCCCACCCATGAGGGGTAGCTGAGGCCCGCGAGATTCCGCTCCGCGTCATCTGCGGCGGCCTGCCACTTCAGGGAGACTCCGTCCACCTCGGGAGTCTCCAGGTTGCGCTTGATCTCGCCGATCTGCTCGTTGATGGTCACAACGCCCCCATGAGTTGCTTGCCGATGTACTCGGTATACGCGGGAGGGATGGCCTGCGCCAGCTCGGTCCCTGTCATCCAGTCGATACCCATGCAGGGTGGTCCGACATAGTCGTACACGTCACCCGTGACGCTGATGTTCATGCCCGCGTCAAGGCATGCCCGGCGCTTCTTGGTGGAGGTCTTACGCTCATGAGGAAGCTTCGGGTGCTTCGGGTTCTCGATTGCGTCTTCGCGCCAGAGTTCAAACTTTCGATGACGTACGGTCCGCAGGTCGAAGTATTCCCCGCAGAGCATGACGTCACGGCGCATGTCCGCGGCCATGACGTTCTCGATTACCCAGGGTCCACCTATGAACTTGAGGGCCTGGCGCGTGGCGTCCAAGAGCCACCCTGTGCCATCCGCCCCCACGCGAGACTTCAGCGGGGAATGATCATGGCATGGAGGTGAGGCATGGATTACATCGAACTCATGTCCGCGCTTCAACAGATATTCGATCGCGTCGTTCTGGACGAATTCGAACGGGTAGTTGGGTTGGGGTTCGATGTCGATACCAACCACCGTGAACCCGGCACGGTGATATCCCATGGCCGCCCCGCCGGCCTTGCAGTACAGATCCAACAGCATCGGCCTGGTCATCGCCTGGTAGCCCCCCCTGTCCGAGCGGTCCCCTTGAACCAGCGCCCACAGGACAGACAGGAGAACCTGGGATACTTGGAGACGGACGTGTAGGCGAATCCCCGGCGCTGGTACTTGCTGCTGCCACACGAGGGGCAGCACTCCAGGTCTGCATAGCCGTCGTGGAGCGGGACGTGGGGGTGGTTCGGGATCCAGGGCAAGAGGACGTCGTAGAGCCTCTCCGTGATCCGCACGTCCTGTTTGTTGTAGCGCTCCATGAGACGCCAGGCGCGCTCGTCGCCTGCCATGCAGTCGATCCACAGCTGGTGGCCGGTGTGGCTGGTCTTCTTCTGGCCGAGCAACCGGCTCGCTACATAGTCGAGCTTGTTGCTGGGGAACTTGAACTGCTTGCGCACCGTCTTGAGCAGGTCGATCGAGACGAACGGCGCGGGAATGCCCATCCCGTGCTCGATGAACTCACGGTTGAAGTGCTTCAGGTCGAACTGGTCCCCGTTCCAGGTAACCACCGCGTCTGCCTCGGACAGGAGATCGTGGGCGGTTTGCAGCATGCCATGACCCGAGACGAACTGGATCTGACGCTCGTTGTGCCACTTGGCCGCGAAGCACATCAGCTCGGTGGACTCGCGGAGTTGAACCAGGGCTACATTCTGCTGCCAGAGCCCCCACACATGTGCCAAACACGGCGACGTTTCAATATCTATCGTGAGAAGCTTCACGCTGTCCCCGCAATTCGAGCAAGATCAAACCTCTTATGGCATGGTACGCAAAGCGGCACATAGTCCTCCATGTTGGAGTACTCCCCCAGGCACGCCCACTGCCTGGCCGGTCTGGAGCAATCGGCCGAACAGTTGAAAGCAGAAGCCTTGCCATGCAGTTTGTAAACGCGGCGGTGATACGCGGAGTAGGACACGTCCTCCGCGCCCTTGAAGCGGATGCCAACAGCCATCTGGCAAGCCCTGGAGCCCCGCTCCGTGCCAAGCCTCGGAAAGTAGCCAGCTTGACAATTCTGGCCCGTCGAACGACGAGCGATTTCGCCAAACGGTTTCCGGCCGCAGAAAGTAAAGGTTCGATCGCTCGACGTCACTCCCCTCCGATTCGAAATCTCATTCCCGCCCGGAAATTTGCTGTCAGGCCAGGGTATCCCACGACTTCGTTGTAGTACTTGTTCAGGGCATTCTCCACATTGACGTAGGCGGTGACTCGCGAAGTCAGGGCGTACCAGCCGCCCAAGTCCACGCGCGCCTCAGACCGTTCATGCGCGGCGGTTACCGGCAGGAGGTGCAAGTGCTGGCCTGCGCGCCGCCGGAGACCGCCAGGCCCGGCTGAATCTGCGGCATGATCTTCGAGGAATAATTATAGACCGCCGACCGCGAGAACTCCATGTTTGGCTTGGAGACGAACCGTTGATCTCCCAAGCCAGGGAGGAGCTGCGACGTGATCTTCGAGGAGTGACCATCGATGACCGTCCTGGAAAACTCCGTCTTCGGCCTGGAGACCGACTGCCGATCCTGCACGCCCACCGACATACAACCGACGAGAACATGGAGGGCGAGCGTGACCCCGAATAACAATGTGGCCGAGCTGAAGGACTGTCCGTTCTTTTTCGTCAAGCGACGTTTCATCTGCGTTAGCGGTGGCTGCTTCAATGGTGGTACTATGCCACGAGTGCATCGCATTTGAAAGGCTGAAAATCAACGCTTGGGCCGCAAATCAGCAAATCAGTCGCCTTCGGCGATCTCCTGGAAAACATTTCTCCGAGCGAAGAAGAGCAACAGACGGCGTGTGTCCTGCGCGAGCGCATCGCACTCACGCCCAGTCGATCGCGGTTCTCCGCGCGCAACCCGTTCAGGTCACACCACCGCGCAATCCGTTGACTGGCGGGAGCCGGCATTCTTCCCAAGCACCTCTTCGCGATTGAACAGCGCGACGACGCGATACCCCATCTCCTCGATCTTGTCCCGGCCGCCTTCCTGCCGGTCCACCAGCGCCGCCACGAACTCCACCTTGCCTCCTTCATTCACCACCGCTTGGATGGCCGCCATCGTGGACTCGCCGCGCGTCACCACGTCATCAATCACGACCACGGTGTCGCCGCGCTTGAAATTGCCCTCAATCAGCTTGGCCTGCCCGTGCGCCTTGGCCGTCTTGCGGACGGAAAAGGCCTGGAATGGCCGCGCGTCCTTGGCCGCGAAGGAGAACATCGCCACCGCCAGCGCAATCGGGTCCGCCCCCATCGTCAAGCCCCCGATCGCGTCGATGCGCGCGTTTCTGGCCGCTTCCTCCTTTCGGATCAGCGCATGCATCAGTTGCCCCACCAGCGACGCCCCTTTGGGGTCCAAAGTCGTCAGCTTGCAATCCACGTAGAACTGGCTCTTGGCTCCTGAAGCGAGGGTGAACTCCCCGTGAAACACCGACTTGGCTTTCAACAGCTCCAGCAATTCGGCTTTGGCTTGATCAACGGTTAACATGCTCCGCCGGTTTTAAACTCGCGTTTCAGTTCGGAACGAAAAGTTGTTCGTGTGT